CTACGGCGCGCAGATCCAGGTGCTGTTGATGCCGTGGACCCAGGCCCCGGACTTGGCTCCGCTGCTGGTGCAGGCGGTCGGCGGATTGGCCGGCGGGTCGCAGTCTGGACAATAGAAGCTTGCCCCGTTGACTACCGGCGCGGGCAGGCTGGCGAACTTGATTCCGGTGCTGACCGTGAGCCCGCTCACGCTGCCGCCGACGTTCGCATAGACCTGGGCGAGCTTGCCCGGATTGGTTAGCGGCACGCCCGAGGGAAGCACGGCGTCGCGGATGGTTACCGGCGAGGTCGGGTTGCTGATCACGTTGACGATTTCGGCCGACGCAGTACCGCCGAGGCTGGTGCCGACGTCGCTGATCGGCTGTCCGCCGTTGATCGCAAAGTGCGCGCCGCTCGCGTTGGGCGTGTCGAGCTCGCCTCCGTGGATCACGATCGGTGCCCACGAGTTAAGCGCCAGCACGTCGGCGAGGAAGAGGCTGTTGGCGCTTTCCATGTCGCTGAACGGGTCGCGAAGCACCGCGCGCCCGCCGATGATGAGCGGATAGATGTAGCTGCCGCGGTCGGTGAAGATCGGCAGCTCGTAGGAGCCCGAACTGCCCTGCTGAATGATACAGCCGCCGGTTTGCCCGTCGCATTGCAGGCGGTTGTAGTCATTGCCGTTGCTCTGATTGGCGAAGACAAAGCCGTAGTTGGTGCGGCCATTGCCGCCGAACGCAAATATATTGCGCAGGGTGTCCTGGAAGTCGTTGTCCCACAGCTCGACCGCAATCTCGCTCTGGAAGCTGCAATGCAGGTCCTCGAAACGCGAGTTGACCGCCCATACCGCCCACAAGCCCCCGCCCCCGCTCCCTCCAGGGCAGTATTCAAGATTGTCGAGGTGAATCCGGTTCATGAAACTGCCAACCTCGATCGGAAAAAAAGCGTCGAGGCGCGTGTTCGCCAGCAAGCTGTTGGTATTGCCGATTACGGTGCCCGCGGGTGAAGCACCGAAATTCAACAACAGCAGCGAGTTGCCGTCGACCGCGAACTTGGCGGTCGGTCGAGTGAAGTTCGCAGTGTAGCGCGCGCTATTCGAGATTCGCACCGAATCGTAGTAGCCATTGACGAAACCGTGCCCCGCCGCGCCCGGGTTGTTGCCGGGCCAGAGCGCGGTTCCCAGCGGCGTCAGCCCGGGGAACATCACGGTCTCGTAGTAGCCCTGCGTGAGCGTGCCGCTCGCCGCCGTCGAGGCGACCATCACGCCGTCCTTGAACAGACGCACCGTAGAGCCGTCGTAGGTCAGCGCGATATGGTGCGTGACGTTGGTCGTCAGTGACGCGGTGTCGCTCAACCCGTAATGCGTTCCGCCGATCTTGATATCGGCCTGCAACTCATTTGCCGGCGTGCTGAATGGGTTGACATAAAGGTCGAACGCCCCACCGCCCACGTTTCCTGCCGCCCCGCTGCCCGGCGCGTTGACGTAGGAGCCGATAATATTGCAGTAATTATTGCCGCAGAACGAGCTGCCCACCGCGTCGAGGTACGTCTCGACCGTGAAGGCCGACAGCCCGCTGAGATTCATCGGCGGCCCCGTCCATCCGAGATCGAGCACCGGTGCGCTGTTGTTGACAGTGTCGTAGGCCGAGCCGGTTCCGCTGGCAAGCTGCGAGCCGATCACTTCCAGGGTCCAGGTCACGCTGCCGTCGGCCACGGTGGCGCCCTGAGTTGTCGGCCAGGTCGGATGCGAGCCGCTGCCTGAAGTGCCGCCGCCGGTTGCGACCTCGATATTGCCGTTGCTGTCGCGCAGCTCGGAGAATTGCGGATAGGCGTGGTTGGCCTGCCAAGTCGCGGTCACGCTCGAGGCCAGCGGCGGATTGCTGGTCGGGGCGCTTTGCACGATAAGGTCCGGCCCGTAGAAGATCGGCATCAGGACGGTGTTCATGCGTCCGCCGCCGAAGACGTGCAGGTCGCTGCAATCGATCAGCAGCGGGGCGGTGATCCTGTAGCATCCCGGATACGGCGTCGGCGGCAGATAGACCGGCGGGATGTTCTCCTGGTTGCTCGGATTGACCGCGCAGGCCGCGTTGATCGCGCTCTGGATCGCGGCGGTATCGTCGGTGGTGCAGTCCCCCTTGGCGCCGTAGGGCGGGGCCTTGACGTTGATCACGCCGTTGACATGGCCCGAGATGTTCGCGTTCTCGTCGATCACTGTGTAGGGCGGTGTACTGCCGTTGCTCACGCGCACGCCGCCGCCAGCCACCAGCGCCTCGCGCGCCTGGGCGTCGCCCGCAAGCGAAGCCTGAACACTGGCCGCCCCCGCGAGATTGCGTCCGTTGGCGTTGAGGTCCTGCTCCAGCGGTCCCCCCGCGCACGCCCATGCCCCGCGCGTGCCAACCGCCATCGCGCCCGCGCCGCCGCCCGAGCAGGGCGTGGTCTTTTGGCAATCCCTGCACCAAAGCAGCATCCCGTCCTGTTCCACGGGCAGGCTGGCGAAGGGCAGGCTCACGATAGTCGGCGAGATCGCCTGCGCACCGGAAAACCGCTGGTTGATCGCCTGGCGAAAGTTAAAGCCGGCGCCGACGCCGCTGAAGTTCGGGATCGGTTGGTACTGGCCCGCTGCGCTGCCGGCGGCCAGGACCAGCGCCGCCAGTGCGCCGGCGCATGCCGACGCGATAAGTGATCTGTTCATTGCGCCACCCGTCAGAATCCGACTGCCAGCCACGAGAAGCCGTTGCTCTTCTCGCCCGTCCACGGCGGGCTTGCGACGCCGCTCAGATTGCCCGGTACGTCGAGCACGAAGGTCGCCCCGCTCAGCCCCCAGCTCACGACCGAGGCCGCCAGATTGCCGCCCGACGTATGGTAATAGACGTTGGTCGCGAGCGGCGGCAGCAGGATCGCATTGGGAAACGGAATCGGCCAGCTCACCACGAATTGGGTGTCGCTCGTGAAGTTCTGCTGCGCCAGCGAGAAGTAGCCCCATTGGATAATCGCGACGACCGGCCCGCGGCTTACGTCGGTCAGCGGAATCTTGAGGTAACCGTTGGTCTGCAGCGAGCAGGTCAGCTTGGCCAGCGTCGCCTGAAGCGCCGCGATGCTCGCGACGTTGGTGTCCTGGCGCTGCTTGAGGAAGGCGGTGCGGTTGGCGAGCTGCTGATGCGGCTGGTTGCTGATCCCGATTCCGCTGAAGCTCGCGCCGCTGCCCGCCCCCTCCACCGGATCGGTCTGTTGAATCTCGTAGACCTCGTTGGCCGCGAAGGCGGGATTGTCGATGAGCGTCGGCATCATCCACCTCAGAACGTGAACGTCCAGGTGCCTTGGTAGTCGGCCGAGCCGTTGAAGGCGAAGGCAGGCACCACCGCATGCGCGAGCATCGGTCCCGGCGGTGCGTTGAGCGCGGCGAGCGTCCAGACCACCGAACCGTCGGTAGTGGTCGCGCCCAGCGCCATCGCCCAGGTCGGCGGCGTGGCCCCGCTGGTGCCTGCGGTGGTACAGCGCTGGACGTTGCCGTTGGCGTCCACCAGCAGGCTGCCGACGGTCTTGGCCGTGCTCGCGCTCCAGGTCGGGTTGTTGGTGCCGACCGCCGCGGGCAAGGCCACCCCCGCGGCGTTGGCGAACAGCCCAACTTCCTGCACCGTGATTCCGGCCGCGGCGAAATCGGCGCTCGCGCGCAGCGCGTAACTGAATTGCACGCTGCCCGGACTTGGGAAGGTGTGGGCACCGACCGCGTTGTAGTATTTGGGCGCAAGCGCGAGGTCGACGTCGCTCGCCGCGGGCGTGGCGTTGCCCGAGCCGAAACCCACCGCGAGCGCGAACTGGCCGGCGGTGACGCCGGCCAGCAGGTTAGCCAGCGCCGGCAGCCCGGCGTCCACGAACAGGTTGCGGCACTCGTACAGCAGCCGGCCGCGGCTGAAAATTCTCACGATTCCTTTTGGCCGTTTCACCATCGCTCTATCCGTTCGCCGAGATCGGCACTCCGTTGGCGAGCACGCCCGAGTCAGCCACCACCGGTTCATTGGCCCCATAAGTTACCCCGATATGGTAGTAGTGCGCGTCGTAGCGCGGCGCGATCACGCGCACGTCAACCAGCGGCGCGATCGGCGCGCTTAGCACATCGGTCGGCGCCGGCGCGCGATCCACCGTGCCGGTGAAGTCGCTCGGCACGGGCGTCGCCTCCGCCAGCGGCGCTGCCACGAATGCCAGCGCGTCGAGCAAGCAGCGCGCCGGCTTGAAGAAATTAATCGCCGCGGCCGCCCGCGCCGCGTCGCCGCTCCCGATCGTTTGCCCCGCGCCGAGCTGGATCAGCACCCGGAACACCGCCCATCCCTGCGACGGCGGGTATGCCGTCCCGCCCCAGCTCGCCTGCCCCTCCAGGAAGCTCACCGCCTCAAAGCCCATCGCCGCCAGTACCTGCCGGATCGAGGCGGGCGTGCCGTGGATGCGATGCAGCGGGATCGCCGTCGTCAGCAGCGTACGCCAGGTGTCGAAGTCGCTCGGCCCGGCGCTGTCGGAGGGCGATTGCAGGGTGTCGACGTCGCTCAGCGTATCGATGTCGGTCAGCGCGTCGATACTCTCGCCCGAGCTGCTGGCGAGCTGCCAGCGCGGGTCAAACATGTCGAACTGCCAGGCGAGGTAGGGTAGCGCCGAGTCGGGCGCCGAGTCGAGCCGGTAGACCAGGATCGGCGTGAGGTCAAGCTCGTCGAGCCGGTTGATCAGCTCGAGCATCGACTGCGAACGCGCGTCGTTGATCGAGGGCGCTAGCTGGAGCTTGGCCATCTAGTTCACCGTGCCGCGTGCGCCGCTCATGAATGCTCCGCCGCCGTCGCCTGGGCGAGCGCGATCGAGGTGCAGTTCGCCCACTGCCCGGCGCTGAGCTGCGTATAGACGGGGGCGGTGAGCACCACCTGGTACACGCCCGACACCGAGAGCGCGGCGACGATTTCGCTCGGCACGATATCGCGCTGGATGCGCGAGGCGAGGTTGAGCGCGAAGCTTTGTGCGGCGGCGTTGACCGCATCCATTGTCGCGATCGGATCGGCGTCGGCAAACAGGGTCACCGTGCCGGCAATCTGATAGTCAACCTCGCTTACAGCGAGCGCGTTGACCGTGTCGGTCAGCGGCCGCACATTGTCGGCGCTCAGCACGCCCTCCACCTTGGCGAGCAGCGCCGAGTTGGCGATCGCCGCGCTGTTGGGCGCGGAGGCAGGCTGGATCGTGATCGGACCGGTCAGGACATAAATGTTGACTGTTCCGGGCACCGGCGAGATGACCTCGACGTCGATGATCGAGGGATCGGCGCCGAGCGCGAAGAAGCGGTAGGCGCCTGCGGGTCCGGCCACGCTGAACTCGTTGGGCGCGGTCTGGATGCGCGCACGCAGATGGTCGTCGGTTTCGGGCTCGGCGCCACCGCCGGTGGTCTCGACATTGGTCACCGCGGCGATTAGCACGTCAGGGCTCAGCAGCGCGTTGACCTGGCCTGCAAGGTAGCCGTTGGCCGCGCTGCCCGCAGTGGTGCAGGTTGCGGAGACCGTGCCGCTGGTCGTTCCCGCCGGAATCGTCAGGTTGGAGTCGGTGGCGAAGATGAATTGCCCGTCCGAGGTTCCGGCCTGAGTGCCGGCGGGAATCGTGTAGGCGAGACTGAGCGGATTTTGGAGCGTGAACTGCAAGGTGGTGACGGCGCCTTGCGCCGGGAGGCGCGTCACCCCGAGCAGCTGCCCGATGTAATCAATCATCGGGAAGACCGCGAAGGCGAGCAGCGTTTGTTCACCGGCGAACTGGATCGCATCGCGCACCAGCGACTCGCGGTAGGCGTAGAGGTTGATCAACAGGCGCTCGACTTGCGCCGGCTGAAGCGTACGGCCCGAGGCCGCCTCGAACTGCGAGATCATGTCGCTGAGGACTTTGTTGGGATCCAGGCCATTCGCGTCAGCGACGAACGACGGCCGCGGCAGGTTCGGTACTCCGGCTCCCATCTGGCCTTCCTTTCCAATGCCGACGCGTGCCGAACGCGGCGCAGGCGCCGGCTAGGCGGCGCGGCCGGTGCCGCCGATCGTCACCCTCGTGCTGCGCGCGGGTGTCGGCATATTGCCCAGGTCGAGCTGCCACGAGATCGTGATCTCGACCTGGGCGCCCGCCGGTTCGGTGTCGAGCAGCGGCGTGCTTTTTACCGACAGCACCTTCACTCTTGGCTCGAACTGGGTAATCGACTGAGTAACCTCGCGCACGATTGCCGGGCCCGCCTCGCTTATCGGCGCGTCGATGAAGTTCCAGACCTCGGTCCCGAAACCGGGGCGCAGCGGATCGGTGCCCTTCGGCGTGGTCAGAATGATCGCGATGCACTGGTTGACGTCGTCCACGCCCTGGACCGCCTGGCCGAGCCCGGAGCCCGGCGCGCCGGGCGTGTCGAGCTTCATCGACCAGTCGGCTGACGTGATATCGGCCAGGGTCACTACTCCGCCCGGCATCTCGATACTCCCGCTGCGGCGCTCTCAGTTGGCGACCACATCAGTGCTCGCGCTGGTGATCGTGCCGTGCAGAGTCCCGCCCTCGTCGTCGGTAACCTGCACCGTGTCGCCGAGCCGGGCCACGCCGGCCATCTGGCCCGCGGCGCCGAGCTGAAGCTGCGCGCCGTCGGCCGGCACCAGCGTGAGGTTGCCGCTGGCGTCGATCGCGAGCGACGCCCCGTTGAGGCTGATCTTCATCGTCGCCCCTTTCGGCAGATTCAGCGCGAGCGCGTGCGCGGCGCGGTCGTACTCGAAGCTGGCGCCGTCCTTGAAGGCAACGTGGAACTTGTCGGCGCTGTGCACCGGCGGCGTGTCGGCGGTCGAGTAGATTGCGCCGAGCACCGCGCCCGCCTCGTCGCGCTCGTCCATCAGGCAGACCACCTGCTCCCCGAGGTCGGGCATCCAGTAGCCTTTGTCATCCTGCGTCTTGAAGGCGACGATCGGCAGCCAGTACGAAAGCATCTGGTCGCGGTCGGGAAACGCGACCCGCACTCGCGCCCCCTGCACATCCTGTTGCCTCACCAGTCCGACCCGGAACATCGTCGCCTCACGCGAGCTGGGGGACGGGCGCTGCGTTGACGCGGCGCACGTCGATTTCCGTGACGTAACCCGTGGCGCGCGCGAGCCGATGATGAGCGCGCTCGATCATGTAGGTGCCGTCCATCGCGCCCCATCCCGACAGTGCCACGTTGTTGCCCGCCACCAGCCGCGTCGCGCCGGGCGCGCTCAGATGGCCCGTCACGAGCAACCGGTTGGCGTCGTGCAAAGCGGAGATCGCGCGCTCGCGCGCCTGCTGCCCGTTCTCGCAGCGTACCACCAGCTTGAGCTCGTCGCCGACGGCGACCGCGGGCTCGGCCTCGGCGGTCTGCGTGTAGAGCTGCTTGCTCGTCGGGTCGAAGTAGGAAGCCTGCGCCGCACGATAGATGCGATGGGTTTTGCTGACGAAGTCGAAGCTCATCACGTCGCTGCGCGCAAGCGTCAGAACCGCCGGCTGACTGTCCAGCGCCGGACGCGGATAGAAGACGATCTGAGTGCCGCACACCGTAAACTCGTAGTCGTGCTCGCGGGCGAGACGATGGAGGAATTCGAGGTCGGTTTCCTGCTTCTGCGTGACCCGGAGGTAGGCGGATTCCAGCGCCTCCGGCGCGCCGACCACGCTCATCCCGTGGCGCGCCGCCACCGTAGCCGCGATCTGCGCCAGCGTCTGCCCCTCGTAGCCGAGGCTGTTGCGCGTGCGCAGCGGGGGCGTGATCCACGCGGGTAAACATCGCAGATGGAAAACGTCGGGTGGCCCCTGCAGCTCGAGCTCGTCCACCTGGAAGTCGCCGCAGGCAAGCAGCGGCTCGCCGCCGTAACCGAGCAGCAGGCTCACAGCGTCGCCCTGCTGCGGGAACCAGGCGGCCTGCCAGCGGCGCTCGCGGTCCTCGAGCTCGATTTCGAGCTCGCCAGCGCGCCCGCCGAGCTCGTCCACGTAGCTGATCGAGAGCACCATCCGCGAGACATCGGCGGTGATGTTCACGCCCTGGTAGAGCAGCACCCAACTGGGCGACCGAATCGGATATACAGTCGCAGTGCTCATGGTTGCGACACCGCGTTCGCTCTCCAGGGTGGCAGGCCGCTGGTTACGACGCTCCACTGCTGGATAATCGGAATGGCGATTACTATTCCCGCCTCGAACACCGGTTCGATTGGCACGGACGGGTTGGCCATAATAATCACTTCGTAGTTGGTCGGATCACCGTAGTACTGGAAAGCAAGCAGGTCCCAGCGCTCGCCGGCGAAGGTGACGTGCTCGATAAACTGCGGTGCGCTCATCGCGGCGACCTCACGATTGCCGACGCCGGCACGTCGGTGTATGAGACTTCGGGCCCGGCTGGGCCGCTGGGCGCCGGATTATCAACCAGCGCCGACGCTCCGGGAAGCCCGAACACCGGCGCGACGTAGCCGGTCGCCGCCGCCGCGGCGGTGAATACGGCCGCCGGCAGGGAAAAGCTGATGGGTGCGGGAGCGAGCCCGAGCGGCGCAAAGGCGGGCCGCGGCGGCGCGGCCGGGTCGAATTCAGGCACCCATTCGCGCAGCCGTACGCGCATGCGGATCGCGAGCGGGCTCGCGTCGGCGGCGAGCTGGACGCCGCTGGAGGCGACCGCCTCGACTACGAAGAAGCCGCGGAAGACACCGTTGCCGAACACCAGCGCGCGTGCCTGATGGTCCCGGGCGGCCGCGAGCAGCGCTTCATACTGGACGGCGGGATTGGTGAAGGAGGCGTGGAAGAGCATCGCGAGCGTGATGCATTCCAGACCGTCGCCAACCCATTGCAGGCGCGGTCGGTCCTCGATCACTCGCTGCTCGGCGTATTGGAAGCGTCGGCTGGATTCCAACGCTTCGGGTGAGGCGATCACCGCAAAGGGGATTTCACCAAGTAGCGCGAACATTATAGTAACTGGACAGAGCTCCCCGGACAGAACGTCAGTTGTCGAACTCCATGCGCCGGCGTCGGACCATCTCACGTGCCAGCACTTGATGGAGTTCGCGGCCGTGACGCTCGAGTATATCCATCAGCCGCCGCTCGAGTCCCTCGTCGCGCTCGCCTTCATTAGTATGAATAGCCAGGTTGGGTGAGTAGTTAATCACGATTGGCACACGCGGCGGAACGCGAGATGAGGCCTCGATCCCATTAGAAGCAGGACGGACTCCGAACGACAAGGGCCGGGCCGCGCCGCGCGCTGCCGGCGCGATTAGCCGCGCCGCGCTCAGGGAGACAGCGGCGCCGCTTGACAATTCGGCGAAGGTTGTCGATGCGCGCGACATGTGTGATGGGCCGCCGGCAGTGGAGCGCGGGGCGGGAAAATGCAGCAACGAATCAAGCCGTGCTCCGATAACGCGGATCACATCGGCCACGCGCGCAATCGACTGAGTAATGGCTGCTCCTTGAGCGTCCGTCGAGCTGCGGCTCTCGCCTGGCGCCTGCGCGATGGATGGCGGGACAGGTTGTACGATTCGGCGCGGGCGGCGAATGGCGGGCGGGCGCGCCGCGCGTGCGATGCGACGCGACTCAGTCTGTGCATGGGTGGTGCGGGCCGCGGATGCTTGATGGATCGTTGCGGAGACCGCGCCGGCAACGTTCTCTGCAATGCGCTGCCCTTTCGCTACGAAAGACGCCAACCGGTCAAGAGGGATGCCAGAGCCGGGGGCGATCAATCGTTGAACGAGGGTGCGCCGCAGTTCGATTACTCCAGCCGTACCGCCACCGGAGTGCATGCCGGAAGCCCGAATTATGCGGCTCGCCATCTGACGGAGCGGCCTAATCGCATTTAGGATTCGTCCCGCCACGCCCGGCAGCGGCGCGGCCGTGTTGCCGCGCGCTGCGCTGGCGCGAACGGAATCGACCGCGCGCGCGTGAAGTTCCACCGAACGACGCGGGAGAGGCGGCACGTCGCGGCGGTAGCGCGCCGCGTATTCGGTGGAGTCAGCGTAAGGTGCCGGAATGGCCATCATCCTCGAGAGACGCGCCGCGTTTGTCAGCGCGCTCGATGATCGCATCGCGCGGCGAAGCGCAAGAGCCCCTGGGCTGGCAGCCGCAATCGAAAGATTCGTTCTGGCCGTGCTGGTCACGTTCAGCCGCCAGGCCGCTCATCGGCGGCTTCCTCCGGCGTGCGGTTGTACTCGGCCACCGCAGCAAGCCAGTAAGCGAGTTCCTCGAAATCCATCGCGGCTAGTTCCCGGACTCCGAATCCGAAGCGGACGAGGCCTGCGAAGGCGCCGGCGCCGGGGAGCCCTGCGCCGGCTCGTGAAAATTTGTGCCCGTCACCTCCGCCTGAAGGATCAGGACGTCCTCAAGGTCCAGCTCGAGCACGTCCTCATATACGATCGGCGCGCCCTCGATCTGGGCGAGCTCCGCGATGAGCGCGAACACCACCGCCGTGGGATCGGGGTTGCCGCCGACCGCGCGCTGCGCCCGCATCAGGTCGCGTCCCTTGCCCTTGCGCAGCGTGGCGCTCCGGCCCGACGGCAGCGTCAGGCTGCGTATTTCGGGCGAAGCTGAGCGCCTTGCGCAAGGCGCGGCGGAAGTTCTCGTTTCAGCCATCTTCATTACCCGCGGTTAGCCGCCGAGGTTGGCGCGGAAAGTGTTGAGCTGGTCGGCGCCGTTGACGACGTAAATATTCGCCATCACATCGAACAGGAAAATCTGCGTCCCTCCGATATACAGTTCGGAGTGATACACGGAGATCACGGATGTGGTGTCCACTCCTTCGTGAAGTTTGAAGTTCATCGCACCCGCGTCCTTGAACACGCCGGTCATCAGATAGACCAGCGGCTGCTCCTGCGTGCGCCCCTGGCTGGTGTAGGTTTCGAGGTTGCCGCGGATCTGGAAGTAGTGCGCCTGAAAAGGGCTGTTGAGCACTGCCTCGGCCTCGGGATAGATCGAGGCCCACTTGATCTTGGCTTCGAGCTTGTCGACGCCGGCCCAGAACTCGGCCGTGCCGGCCATTCCCAGCCCCTTGTGATCGACCATCTTGTGCCTGGGCTTTGCGACCTCGACCTCCTCGGCGCGGCCCATCAGGCCGATACCGTCAATATAAACGTTGGCGTTGGTGATCCGATTGACCGAGAGATTTGGCATCGCGATTGAGCCTCGTGCGGCCCGGCGTCGCGGAAGGGCGATGGCGGGCGGTTAAGCCGAGCTAGGCGTTGAGCGTGACCGCGGTGAGCGCGGAGGTATTGCCGAGCGCGCTCAGCAGTGTGGTATCGATAAAGACGTTGTAGGTCAGGCGCTCGGCGGGCGGTGGCGGCATCACGTCGAGGTCGAATACCAGCTGCCCGGCAGCGACCTGGCTGGGGGGATTTTCGTCGGGATTGTAGCTCGCGCTGCCGGCGACCAGCGCGCCGCGCCCGATCAGGCTGCGGATGAAGGCGTTGGCGCTGGCCAGGATCGCCGAGATTAGCGCGTTGCTGATCGGCTGATCGATGAACTGGAGCATCGCGAGCTCCACCGACTCCTCGATCACGTCCATCGTGCGGCGCACGTTGATGAAATTGTCGGGCGTGGTCGAGAAAGGAAAAGCGGCCGAACGGTTGCCCCAGAGGCGCGGGCCGGTGCCGAAGGCGTTGAAGATGGTCACGACGCCCTGGGCGTTGAGGTTGTTAACGTCGCTGGCCGCGTCGATGACCGAGGCGTAGAGCGTCACGTCCGGGCCGAGCGGGCCGTTGACGGGCGTGTTGGAGGGCGACCACCAGTAGCCCTTCTGGAGGTCCTTGGCGGCGATCGCGCCCGCCACCCATTGCGAGTACGGGCCGACCGCCTCGGAGTTGGCCGCGTTCTGAACCGGCGTGCCCGCCGAGTTGAGCGTTACGCCGGTGGGTATCAGGCCGGTGTCGAGAAACTTCTCCTGCGGGTAGCAGAGCACCGCGCGAGCCGAGCTGGTGGCAAATGCGTTGCCGGTTGCGGCGCGGTCGGCGATTATCGTCGCGGGCGAGGTCGACGGCGGTGAATCGATGAGCGCGATCGCGCGGATGGTTTCCGCCATCGAGAGCAACGCGGCGGCGGTTGGCGCGTCCTGCGAGTAACCGGGCGCGATCAGGATCTTGGGAAAGAAGCCCAGGGTGCCGTAAGTCGTGCGCAGCGTCTGGATTCCGGAGTAAACGGTGCCGCTGACCGCGCCGATTATGTCGGTGTCGGTGACCTTGCCCGGGTCGGCGTAGTTGAATGAGACGCTGAGCGCCTGGCCGGAGGTGATCGCGCCGCCGCTCTTCGCAGTAACTACTCCATTTACGGCGTCGAGCGTATAGTCAGTGCCATTGATGTAGGTAGTGGTGCCGGCTGAGTTCTTGACCGCAACGTCCCATACGCCCATGTGGCCGAGGCTGACCGCCTGCGCACCCGACGCCGGCATCGCGAGCGCGAGCCCGCTGACGGCGGTGAAATGGACGTAGGGATTGAAGACGTCCACCACCACCGCCTGGCCCGCTCCCTGGGCCTGGATGGCGGCCAGCGCGTAGGGCACCGTGTAACCCTGGATGAGCGGGCCGAAGGCGGCCGCCGAGCCGGCGATATTCGGATTGGCGGTGAAGTTCACCAGCGTCGGCGTCTGGAGCAGAGTGCCGGCGAACGTGACCAGCTTCCAGACTGCGGTCCCGTCGTTGGTGGTGGCGTTGAGCGCGGTCGCCCACACCGGTGCGGCGGAGCCGGTGGTGCCGGAGGTCAGGCACTGCTGGACGTTTCCATTGGCGTCAACGATCTGCTGGCCGCCGGAAACCATCCAGTTGGCCTGCCAGAGGTCGAGCGCGCCGGCCACCGCCCACAGCGGCGCGCTGCCCACTAGTCCGATCACCGCCGATTTGACGACCGTGATCGGCATCGGCCCGGTGGCCACCTCGATGGTTTCGATTCCATGTAGAAAGCTGGCTGGCAT